GCTTCTAGCGTCCCGTTGCCAGCACGAACGCAATCGCTCAAATCAATGACGATTGGCTTTTGTTGGCCGAACCGTTTCAACGATGCGACGATGGTAAATGAAAACAGCAATGGGAACGCATTATCGGCAATTTGCGAGGCGTATTGTGATTAACTACGAAACCACGAAAGGATCTAGGTCGGTGCGTCCAGCGGAATGCACGCGGCTAATGCGATACTTGCCAGGCTTGCGAGCGGCAGTGGTTGCGGCGTCCTCGGTTTCAAAAGCTGTTTTGCCGTCCTTCCAGGTCATGGAAATTGGGCAAAACGTAGCAAGTTTGAAGTATCCGGTTTTTGTGCGGCTGGCGGTGGTTTGCATGTTGGCGGCTTTCGGTTTGCGGCATGATTTGGAGCGTTCCAAGTTTGTCGAGAGTATCGGCATAGTGCAAGCCCAGGCGATAGAAAAAGGGTGCTTTTATGGGTGACGCCAAGCGGCTAATCATCAAGCCCATATCCGCCAAAGATGCTCGGACAATAGTACGTTCCCTGCACTACAGCGGCAAAGTTGATCCACGCAGCCAGATACATCTTGGAGTATTCCTAGATGGAAAGTGCGGCGGTGCAATGCAGTTTGGACCGTCAATGGACAAACGCAAAATGGTTGGCTTAGTTGACGGCACGCTTTGGCATGAATTCATAGAACTTAACCGCATGGCCTTCGCGGATTGGCTACCACGCAACGGAGAGTCTAGGGCATTAGGGTTTGCGTTTCGATGGATGCGCCAGCAATATCCGCAACTTAAATGGGTAGTTTCGTTTGCCGATGGTTGTCAATGTGGGGACGGAACAATATACCGGGCTAGCGGGTTTGCCCTAACAGGGATTAAAAACAATTCTACAATATACGAAATGCCAGACGGTGAGCGTGTTGCTAAAATTGTTTTAGACCCAGGGTTTAGCCCTAATTCAAAAGGCGGATCAATTAAGGCTAGACTAGGTGTTCGAGGCGGTGAGTCTGCAAATCATTTTCTGAGTCGAGTTGGTGCAGTAAAATCAATCGGCTTCCAGCTTCGCTACATCTATTTCCTGGACCCAACGGCACGCGAAAGGCTAACCGTGCCGATCCTACCGTTTAGCGAAATAGACAAACGAGGAGCGGGAATGTACAAAGGAAAACCTCGCGTTACAAGCACTGACAGCGGTGCGTCTACCTCCCAGGCAGAAGGGGGCGGTGCAATTCCGACCGTAACGCTTTAATATGATTCGAGATACTCGACTGGCGCAGAAAGCACTTGAGCAACGATGGCCGATCAAGCCGGAATACAGGGAAGCGCTAGTGCGACGGCTAGTGCGAATTATTGCCGATCCGAATAGCAGTGCCAGGGAAGTAACATCGGCAAGCAAGGCGTTGATTGCGGCGGATCAGGTTAATGTTGCAGACGACAAAAATTTAGAACAGGAGCAGAAACGCAAACTTGAACTCATCGAACTTGCTCACAAGCTCGGCATTGTTGGACATGACGGCGGCTCAATTGGAGTCGTTGATTCGCAACCGTCCAGAATCGCAAACGAATGAAGCACAGCGCATACTTAATCCAAAGGTATTTAACGAAAAGGAATACGATAGGGAACGCAAGGCTAAATCGAGAGCACAGGGCAGGGAAGTTTATGTCCCCGTGCCAAAGAATATCGAACGGCGGCTAGCATGCTTGCGGGATCCAGAGCTATTGCTAACTACGTATTTTTGGGAAACGTACCACGAGCCTTTCACAGAGGATCGGCGTGATATGCTTCTCTCGATTTGGCGAGCTGCTCAGTACGGCGGAGACCAGGCGATAGCAGCAAGCAGAGGCGAGGGCAAAACTACGCTTGCGATGGACGGGGCATTGTGCTTAATGCTCGCTCGGCTATCGGGCTTCCCTGTTGTCGTCGGCAAGAATCAAGACTCGTCATCCGATGAGCTAATGGCATTGCGCGAACGCATACTAATGTCTGAATCGTTCATTGAGGACTTTCCCGAAATTGGCGTTCCGTTGCAGGCAGTGGGGCCGTCAACCGCTAATGCGAGGCTTCAAACGGTTGGCGGTCAATTCATCCGAATGTATCTCGGACCAAAGCATTTTGCATTTCCTACTATCACAAATGAACAGCTACCTCACTGGCCGAAGGGCCTTGAGTCGGTGGCGTGCGGTCAAGTCATGGGTGCGGTTGGAATCGATGGTAGGCTACGCGGCTTTAAGTTTCGATCACGGCGGCCAACTCTTGCATTGATTGACGACATCGAGGACAAGGACTCAGGGAAAAACGATCTGCAAATCGAAAAGAACGAAGCGATCATTGAGGAGGATATCGGCGGCATGGGCTCGTCGGCAGAGCGCATAGCACGAGTCTATTTGTGCACAACGATTAACCGAAAGTGTAATGCCTACAAGTACACCGACCGCAAACAGAAAGGCAGTTGGAACGGTCGTCGGTATCGCAAAATGATCAAGAGGCCCGACCGAATGGATTTGGTCGATCAGTACATTGAGATGCGAAAATTTAGGCACGCGGAAGATCCAGACGCCAGGGACGCGTTTCGATTTTGGCGGGACAATCAGAAAGACATTGAAGCGGGTTGTGTCGTTTCCAATCCCTACAGCTACTCAAAGAAAATTCACTCGGACGGCGAACCGATGGAGCTTTCTACATGCCACGCCTATTTTAATAAGGTTGCGGATTTTGGGGAAAAGGCGGTCGCAACCGAGATAGACAACGATCCACCGGAAACAGTTGGGCCACAGGGTAACGGACTCGATGCGGCTATGGTGCTAAGTCGGATTAGCGGTTTAGGCAGACGACAGCTACCAATGAACACAGTCGCATTGACAGCGGCGATTGACTTGGGCAAGTATCGTTGCCACTGGGTCGTAGCTGCATGGTGGCAAGGTGCGGGTGGTGTGGTTGTCGATTATGGCGTGGCTGAGGTCCACGGAACCGACAAGTCCATCGACAATGAGGCAAGCGAACCACAGATCTACAAGACGCTTTTGAACTGGCGCGATGAGCTATTGAACAAGAACTACACGGACGCAAGCGGAACAATTCGCAAAGTAGATTTTTGCATGGTCGATTCTGGCACATTCACGAACGCGGCCTACGAGTTTACTAGGCAAGTGCGAGGGATTTTCCATCCGTCAAAGGGGCTCAATCCGTACCACCAAAAAAAGGCATCAACAAGTACAATCATTGCGGGGGCCAATCTACACGCAAGCAGGTTAGCGGCTCAAGATATTTGGCTGTATGATTTGGACACAAGCTACTGGAAACAATGGGTGCACGAGAGATTCCTAACCCCTACGTTCGACGAAAACAACATGTTGCGACGTGGTTCGTTGTCCTTGTATTCGACTGACGGAACCAAGAACCATAGCAGCTACGCGCAGCACATTGTGGCCGAGGAGCTTGTTACCGAATTTAAAGAGGGCAAGGGCAGCAAAACGTATTGGAGCCCGAAGAACGATAACAATCACTGGCTAGATGCAACGTACATGGCAGCGGCGGCAAGTGAGGCGTGCGGCGTTAAGCTAATGGCGGTATCGGATACAGAGGTAGAGCCAAGGCATATCAGCGGAGATAAGCCAAAACCACAACCAAAAGCACAACAGCACGGGCAACGGTTCAGAACCAGGCCGGGCGGTGGAAGTTGGATTCAACGAAGGAGATAATTATGGAATGCAAACTAATAAAAAGCGAATTACTAGACGACGAAAACTACCTTGTAACGATTTGCAGGCAGGACGGTTCAGAGGTTAGGGTAATGATTCCGCGAGAAGACTCAACGGCAACCTACGAAAGCGATGTTATCATCCACAAGCCAGAACGCAAATTTAACTTCGGCCTAAACCTAGTTACGGACGGACACTACACATGAGCAAGAAGCGAGGCGAAACAAAGATGGCTAATTTGTCCGCAACTGTCCGCAACTCGGTATTGACAACGCAAGAACCACGCTCAAGGTCACGCACATTTACAGCCAAGCCATGCACGCTCTGTAGTGCCCTGCGAGACCCGGATACAAACTTTACGCGGGTGTATGCGAGTCGCGGCAATATTCGCTACTGTCGTTGTTCGTTTTGCAACAACACTTGGAAGGATTCAGACGGCTAGCGTGGAACTGGTTCAATCTTAGCCCAGTGAGATACGTTTCTTAACATTGAGTTAGTCGCAACACAAAACCAGACGCGGCGGCCTTTGTCGTATTCGGCTGTTAAATATCTTTCGTCTTTCATGTGCACTAGCGTTAATTCGCCATCCATCGGCCATTGCGTTTTTGATGGAGTCGTTACTGGTTCCCAAATCATTTTTGTCTTTCGTTGCTAGTTCCATTGGGCGGAAGTTACATTCTAGCACGCTTCTAGAGCATTTGCCATGCTTGTTTCATGGCAACCTCCGCAAGCCTTTTGGCACAAGTCGAATCGGCAATTGAAGCTCTTTTAACGGGCGGTGCAAGTTCGTATTCTATCGGCTCAAGGTCCGTCACTAAGCTTGATCTAGCCGAGCTATTCAAGCAACGCGACATGCTTGCGATTGCAGCAAGCAGAGAAGCCGGAACAAGTCCATTTAGCCTAGCCAAGTTCGGGAGGACATCCCGATGATTGGCGACGTTGTTGACCGAATGATTGGCGTTTTTTCTCCGCTCGCACAATTGCGACGGATGCAAGCACGAAAGGTCATGCGGTCCTATCAAGGGGCCGAATCTAACAGGCTCACGGGCAACAAGCGACCACGCAACCAAGCAGCGGACCAAGAGCTACTTGGCCCATATGGTGCCGATGCTATGCGTTCGTGGGCACGGTCCTTGGTGCGCGATAATGCCTACGCTTGGAATGTTGTCGATACGATTGTTAGCAACGTGATTGGCGACGGCATAACGGCACAATCGACCTATGAGACCGAGGAAGGTGAGGACATTGAGGACGCAAACGACATCCGAGACAAGACGTTCGCTGAATGGTGCGAAGTTTGCGATATAAATGGTGAGCTAACATTCTCGGAGATTCAAGCACTCGTTCAGCGCGAAGTGGTCGAAGCAGGCGAAGTCTTGGTGCGGCTTATCAAGACAAGCGGCAAAGAGTATCGCGGGATTTCCAGGCCAGTTCCGTTGGCAATTGAATTGATTGAAGCGGATCGCGTTTCCCTCAATCACGACACTTTCACAGTAAGGGCTTCTCGAGAATCAGGCAATCGAATTATTCGCGGCGTCGAACTGGATGAAAAGGGAAAGGCGATCGCATATTGGATTTATCCAGAGCATCCGAATAGCCCCTACACAGTTAAAAACCAATTGCCTGAGCGAGTGCCAGCCAATGAGATCCTGCACCTATACCGCAAAGACAGAGTAGGCCAATCGCGGGGCATTAGTTGGTTTGCTCCAATCATGTCGCAGATGAGAGATTTGGCGACCTACGTCGATAACGAATTGCAGGCTAGCGCGGTTGCAAGTTGCTTTACGGTATTCATTAAGTCGGACAATCCAACAGGCTCTTTACTTGCTCCAGAGGGCGAAGAAACGGTTGACAGCAACGGCAACCAACTAGACCACATTGAACCAGGTATTGTTACACGATTGGCACAAAACGAGGATGTTTCGTTCGCCAATCCAGGCCGTCCAAATTCAGCGAGCGAGCCTTGGATTAACCTGATGCTGCGAGGCATTTCGGCGGGAACCGGCACCAATTACGAAGCGGTTGCAAAAGACTTCTCCAAGACGTCCTACTCGTCATCGCGAACAAGCAAACTCGAAGACAGGCCACGAATTAAGCGATGGCAAAACCACGTCGTCTGGCATTTTTGCCAGCCTGTTTGGGATGAGTTCATGAACGCGGCTGCGCGCGAAGGTTTGGATGGCTTTCCTACGTCAACCGAGTTGCTGGAAGATCGGCGGGCGATATCTCCCGTTGAATGGCAGCTACCAGAACAGGAATGGGTTGATCCAGCGGGTGAACAATCCGCAGCCTACGATTCGATCAGTGCGTACATGTCGACGTACCAAGACGAGCTAGGTTCGCGTGGTCGTTCATGGCGTGCGACGTTTTACCAAGCAGCCAAGGAGAATAAGCTGCGAGAGCGATTGAAGTTGCTTACGGAGGCAGAGCGAACGGCGTTGATGATGGCAAAACAAACGGATGCGCAATCGGGCAACATTGGCGGGGCAAATGTTGCAAGCTTGGCTCTCAATGGTGCACAGATCACAAGCCTAGTTGATGTGATAACACAGGTTGGAACAGGAGCAATTCCAAACGAATCAGCCAAGGCCATTTTGCTTGCATCGTTCCCTTCTATTTCCGCAGAAACAATCGCATCTATCGTCGATCCAATCCAGTCAGGAAGTATCACGGCGGATGGCGTTCCGGCTGCGATACCAGAGGCACAAGCAGGGCAGCAAGCAACGCCAGGCGTCTACATGGGTCTATCGACTCAACAGTGGAACCGCAACGCAAAGGCTATCGACAAGACGCTGACGGCACTAGCTGACGGAACATGGTCCGAGGCAAGGGCTAGAGAGTTTCTTAAATTCACAGGCATACCACAAGAGTCGATCGATGCGTTTGTTGCAGATGCGGTAGACGGCGTTATTGACACTGAGATACCAACCGAGGAGGTAGAAAGTGCCTAAGAAAAAAGGAACGCTACCAATATTCGATGGGCCAAAGGTTGAGCGGGCCATTGCAATCGTCGGACCAACACGGGCAGTAATCGCAACAGAGAATCCCATCCAACGATACGACGAGCAAACGCAGCAAGTCGTCAACGAAGTTCTTTTGATGGACGGCATTGAATGGCGCGGCGGTCGAGATCAGATTCCGATTGTCGATAGCCACAACGACAAGACCGTGCGCAACATCTTTGGCTCGATTCAAAAATTGCAAGTTGACTATGCAACAGGTGAGCTAATCGGCGTGCCTGTATTCGCATCGGATGCAGAATCCCAAACGATCATGCAGCGGATGGCAGAGGGGCACATAACGGACTTCTCTATCACAGGCCAGCCGATTGAAACTTTGTTTGTTCAACGTGGCCAAAGCTACACAACGAACAGGGGCGTCGTCATCGAAGGGCCTGCATTGATTCACACAAAGTGGCAACCACAAAACGCTTCAATCTGCGCAACGGGTGCAGATGAGCAGTCAACGGTGAGGCGGTCTTACACGGACCTAAAACGAAAGGTATTGAAAATGGACGAGGCACTATTAGCCCAAGCGTCTGCACTAGGTCTACCCGATGGGATGACCGATCCAAACCAGGTACTAGCATGGCTTATGGGCAAACTTGGCGGAGGGCCGGCACCAATGGAACCAGTCGAGAGCATGGCCGATCCGATGGTCGAACCAGTTGTTGCACCAGTGCAAAACATGGCACACGAACCAGTAAAAAAGATGGATGACGAAATGAAGCCAAAGGTCATGAACCAAGCGGCAACCGTTGACCAGATTAAGAAAGCGTTGCAAGCCGATCAGGTCAGGCGGACAGAGATTCAAGCAACATGCACAATAGCCAAAGTTGAGCGAGCTTTCGCGGATGAGTTGTGCGACAAGTTTATTTCACTTCCCGAAGCTCGCAAAAGGATTATCCAAAGAATGCAAACCGAACCACTCGGGGCCTCGGTCGGTGGTGACGTTCGCGTTACCAAGGCCAGCGAAGATAAATTCATTGCAGCGGTTAGCGATGGGCTTGTATGTCGCAGCAAGGGACGCACAGCTATTCAGCGAAGCCTTTACATTAGCGGCGACAAGCCAGCGGAAGGTCACGAGGAGTTTAGCAAACTAAATTTGATTCGCATGGCTACGCTGTTTGGTGAGCGTGCTGGATTGCCAGTTCAGCGAATGAGCAATCCCGAAATCGCTCGGGCAATCATGCGAATGTCAACGCTACAAGGTGCGTTCGAAGTTTCGCAGCGATACCGAATTGAACGATCCGACTTCCAGGCGTATCACACAACGGGCAGCTTTGCAAACTTGCTCTTGGATGCGTCAAACAAAACGCTTTTGGCTGGTTACGAAGAAGCTCCATACACTTGGAATCTTTGGGCGCGAACGGCAAACAGCGTGGACGATTTTAAGAACATCAACCGCACACGGTTTAGCGAGGCACCAAATCCAGAGGAAGTGCCAGAGGGTAAGGACTACCCTGAAAAGGCCATGAGCGATGCTAAAGAATCGTATCGGGTCGCTAAGTTCGGCGAGTCGTTCAGCGTGTCGTGGGAAACGATTGTCAACGATGACCTAGACGCGCTAAGCCGTATCCCGGCGATGCACGGTAACGCAATGCGACGCTTCCAAAATCGCAAGGTCTACGAGGTTTTAACGTCCAACCCTTTGATGGGCGACGGTAACAATTTGTTTTCTTCGTCTCACGTTTCGGGTGATAACACTTCGGGTGCTTCAGCGGCTCCAAGCGTAACAACTTTGAACACGATGTTTGTCAAAATGATGACTCAAAAGGGCTTGAACAAAGCAGACGGAACGGCATCGGATGCGATCATCAACGTGATGCCAAAGTTTGTTATCGTGCCGGTCGCATTGAGTGCCACGCTATTGCAATTGGTTGCATCGTTGAGCGATCCAAACGCAGGCGGAACAGCAACGGGTAACGCGAATACCCTCAACATTTACGGACCAAACGGTATGCGTCCGATTGTGCCAATCATCGAGCCACAGCTTGACGGCAACAGTGCTACGACTTGGTACGGTGCTGCGGATAACGGCCAAATCGATACGGTCGAATTGTCTTTCTTGTCGGGTGAAGAGTCGCCGGTTTTGGACTCGGAATACAACATGAAAAACGACACGTACTACAACAAGATCCGTCAGACGTTTGGCGTCAAGGCGATCGATTGGCGTGGTATGTATCGCAATGCGGCCTAGTGCCAACTTCATAGCCTAGCGGCAGCGGTTGCTAGGCTTTTTCTGGAATCAAACAAATCAAATCAAAGGGTTTATACAATGTCAGGTATCAGAGATTTTGCAGAATACGTTGACGACTTTTGGGGAGCGGACACGTACTCCACAGCGGGACAAGGTTCGTCGTG